TTTTAGCATCTGATTCTAATGCTTATAATGTTTGGATATCTCAGGTTGGCGAACAAATGCCTGGAACTGCTCGTACAATTTCTGAACAACCTTATCTTGGTTCATTGTTTAAATCTCAAAATGCTTCTACATGGACAGCTGATCAAACACAAGACTTAAAGTTTGCATTATATCGTGCGCAATTTAATACTGGTGTGCAAGCAAACGTAGAATACGAAAATGATATAGTACCATTACAAACATTAGATATAGATCCATTTGAAACCAGAGTAGGACAAACCAAAGTTCGTGTTCATCATCGTGATCATGGTATTCCAGATGCATCTCGTGTGATTCTTAGTGGTGTCGCTGCAGCAGTTAATGGTATTCCAATCGCACAATTAAATACAACACATATTATTAGTGATGTAGATTTAGATTCTTATGTTATTACTGTAACCACAGCAGCTACTACATCTGGTTATGGTGGTGGCTCTGTTGTCAAAGCAACTAGAAATCTACAATATGATGGAGTTCATCCAGGAGTTCAGATTCAATCATTCTCAGATACAAAAGTAAGTGTTGGAATTAAAACAATTACTGGTAAATCTGTTGATTCTTCAACACAAACTGCATATAGTGCAGAAAATGTTTTTACTCCTATTCTTGCGAATGAAAACAATTACTTTTATGCACCAAGAATGGTTGCTTCTCAAATTAATGAAGAACAATCAAATGGCGGTAATAAATCGTTAACAATGAATGCTAAATTTAGTTCTACAAATGATGCGCTATCACCAATTCTAGATACTCATCGTACAAGTATGATTTTGTTTAGTAATAAAGTAAATACTCCATTAGAAACTAATACTAATGTCTCTGGATTAGATGATAATGTTATTCTAAGCAATCTTAATGGTGTAACTGTATCTGGATCTACTATAACAACTACTACTAGAAACGCACAATTCAAAACAGTCAATGTTGGTAAATACTTAACAATCGCTGGTGCTACTTCTGGAACTAGCACAAGACTTATTACTGCAGTTGCAGCTGATGGTTCTTCTATTACATTCTCTCAAGCACCTGTAGCAATTGTTGGTAATGCCACTTTAACTCAACGTGAAAGATTTGTTGATGAGATTGCTCCACACGATTCATCTACTTACAGTAAATATGTTACTAAAACTATAAATGTAGAAACTTCTAATTTCTTAAGAGTTAGATTTGCAGTAAACTTACCGTTAGGATCTGCAGTTGAAGTTTATTATAAAACTGCTGCGACAAATGCATCGTTTAATACTTTGAATTATACTTTGTTAACACCAGATAAAACAATTGTTAATTATAGCAATGGTTCAAATACATTTGTTGATGTTACATATTCTGGAAATGATCTGCCAGCGTTTGATACAGTAAAAGTAAAAATTGTAATGAAATCTACTAATTCATCTGAAGTTCCGAGAATTAAAGATTTACGTATTATCGCTTGCGCATAATGAACTTTGTAAAAATAAAAGATAGAGATAATCTGGTTAGAGATTTGTCTAGTGGAGCACTAATAAATACTAATGTAACAGAATATGAAAACTATCTTGCCAAAAAGAATAATAGTAAAGAGATGAAACAACAAATTACACAAAATTCTGATAAAATTAAACAAATTGAATCAGATGTATCAGAGATTAAGCAAATGCTTATTTCTTTAATTAATAAGGAACGATAATGGCAGTAATTGTACTAAGATCTGTTAAGGGGAGTCCTTTAACTATCGCAGAAGCTGACGCTAATTTCTTAAATTTAAATACAGATCTTGGCAGTAAAGTAAATATTACTGACTATACTGCTGCTGATGTTTTGACTAAGTTATTAACTGTAGATGGTCCAGGCTCAGGTTTAAATGCTGATTTATTAGATAACAAAAATTCTACTGAAGCTAACACGGCTAGCACTATAGTATCAAGAGATGCTTCTGGTAATTTTTCTGCTAGTACTATTACTTCTAATTTGGTTGGTAACGTAACAGGTAATATTGTTGGTAATGGAACAGGTACTTGGACTGGTACTGCTACTAATCTTGCTGGTGTATTGGCAGTTGCTAATGGTGGAACTGGAGCTACTACTGTTGGTGATATTAAAACTTTACTTTCTTTAGATACTTTATCTACACAAAGTTCTTCTGCTGTTAGTATTACTGGTGGAACTATTAGTGGTATTACTGACTTAGCTATCGCTGATGGTGGTACTGGAGCAAGTACACAAGCAACAGCAAGAGTAAATCTTGGATTAAATATCGGTGTAGATGTACAAGCATATTCTGCATTGCTTTCTTCTGTTGCAGCGGTATCTACAACTGGAGTTGTAGTACATAATGCAGGAGCGATATCTACGTCATCTTTAACAGCTGGCACAAATATTAGTATAACAAATACTAATTTTGTAGGAAGTCCTACAATTTCTTTGATAGCCAGCCCAGCCTTAACAGGTACACCAACTGCTCCAACAGCAGCATCAAATAATAATACTACACAAATTGCAACTACGGCATTTGTTAAAACTGCTGTAGATAATGAGCTAGTTTCTCAACAAACTTATACTACTAATGCAGTTAATGCTATAGTTGGATTAGCAAAAGCTGCAGTTATATTTGATGGTAATAGTGGAACTATTATATCTGGAAGAAATGTAACATCAGTAACATCAAATGGTAGTGGACAATATAGTATCACTATTACAGCAGGTACATTTAGTTCTGCTAATTTTAACGCATACGTACTGTGTGCATCAAGTAATGCTGCTAATGCAAAATATGGTGTATTTGTTAATTCTACATCAACTTCTTTGATAATATTAACTGTACAACCCAGTGCTTTCGGAAATACTGCCCAAAGTGTTAATGGTGTTGTTAGAGTAGTAATGTTCGACTAAAGGGAAATAATGAATCATATTTTATATCTACAGCAAAATAATATTGTTGCTATTCTTAATGGCAGTGGTGGAACTTTACTTGCTGATTTAGAAAAACAAGTACCAGTTGGACTACCTTGGATTATAATAAAGTCAGAACAGTTGCCAGATCCTTTGCATCTAAATGTTTTCAGAGACTTTCTAACTGCCGATTTTGATAGTCCAGGACAACCAAATGTAAGACTTGATATCGAGAAATGCAAGAATTACGGAAAAGATTTGATAAGAGAATACAGAAAACCTAAATTTGCAGCAAACGATATTGTGCTTAGAGACGCTATGTTATCTAATGATACTTTAACTATAAAAACTGCTACCCTTGAAAGAAATCGTTTAAAAGATTTAACAAAAGTCCTAAATTATGTCTCTAGTGCAGAACAAATTTTAAAAGAACTAGAAGTCCTTGATATTAAGGTATAAAAATAAATGACTACAATTACAACAAGACAAACTGGAACTACAGGTGTTCTGGGAGTTACACGAAAAAATGCGCCACTAAATAATACTGAAATTGATACTAATTTTATTAATTTAAATAATAACAAATTAGAAGTTGCCAATAATCTTAGTGATGTAAATAGCACTTCTCAAACTCGCACCAATCTTGGGCTTGTGATTGGTACCGATGTGCAAGCATTTAATACAAATTTATCAGCATTATCTTCTCTAGCCACTCATGGAATTTATGTAAAAACTGCATCTGGAACATCAACTGCTAGATCAATAACTGGTGCTGCGAATGAAGTTGTTATAGCAAATGCTGATGGAATCGCTGGGAATATCTCTGTAACATTGGGTTCTAATATCCCAAGACTAAATTCTGCGACTAGTGTATTTTCTGGAGATATAACTGCAGCAAACTTTAACGCTTCTTCAGATAATAGATTAAAGCACAACGTATCTGATCTGTCTAATTGTATTGATACTTTAAAACAGATAAATGGCAGAGGGTTTACTTGGAATAATACCAATAAAAAGTCATTTGGTGTTATTGCACAAGAATTAGAATTAATTTTACCTGAATTGGTTCAGGACCAAGATGGAGTTAAAGCTGTTAATTACCTTGGTTTAATTGCATTTTTAATAAATGCTGTACATGAATTAGATAAAAAAATCGAAGATCTGAAATTAAATAGTTTATAAATAATAGTTATAGCCGAGTTCTAAGGGAGCGAAGATGGCCATCAAAATTCAGAATACTACTATTGTCGATGACAATAGGAACAGTACTCTATTAAGCCTAGTCGTCCAGCAAAATGCTGGAGGCACTGGTGCGTCTTTTATAAAAATTCCCTATTATGTAGACTCGACTGCTAGAGATGTAGCTATTACTGTACCAACTGTTGGTATGGTGGCTTTTGTTGGATCTCTTTTTCAGGGTTACGATGGAACTAAATGGGATTCTATTGCTGGTGCAGCATTGGATGAAGCGTTAGTCGTTGCAATTATGGGCTTATAAATAAATCGGAGAAAAATAAATGGCAGTTAATATTTCATCACTAGAATCAGTTATTCAATCAAAATTAAACGCTCTTACTGTTAACAGTGATAGTAAAGAAGTCATCTACTTATCTAAAGCATTAGAGTCTTTAGATAGTGGTATTATGACTAGCTACGCACTATTTTCAGGATTGCCATCTGCAGCAACAAGTACAGGAAGAGTTGTGTATGTTACAGATACTGCACGTGTTTATTACTCAAATGGATCTGCATGGATAACATTATCAACAGCACAAAATCCAAACTTTTCTATTAATACTGTAGGTGTTGAATCTTTAGAAACTGAAGATTTTTTAACAATTACTGCTGCTGTAGTTAATACAGAAGATCGTGATTTAATCACAACTGCAGTATCTTCTACTGAAGATTTCTTTCAGTTATCTTTGGTAAATAAAGGAACTCAAGGCGATATTTTTATTGATCCTACTTATTTTACATTTACAATTTACGATGGTGTTACACGTGCTGGTGTTAAACACATGGCAGCTTCTAGAAATAATCTAGACTTTGATAACATGAACTCAGCCCAACAAGGTTTTGTTCATTTGCTTAAAACTACAGATACATTAGTACCTCAAGGAACACCAACTCCAATACCATTTGATTCAGCTAGAATATTAGATACTCGTCTTGGTACATTTAGTGGTGGATATTTTACTACTAATTTCGAAGGATGGTATCTTATTCATCTTTCTATCTTTTCTGACGCTGATGTTTATTTTGCTTTTGGTGGAAGTCAATCTCCGATAGATAATAAAACAGTAACATTTGCCAATAATGAAGTATATGCAAATCGTATGGTTTATTTAAATAAATTTGAAATATTAAGATTGTATGCAATGTGTGATGGTATTGGTACTCTAGTTAATCGTACAATTAGAGCAACTGACTATAACCATCCAAATTTATCACAAATGACTTTACAGTATATTGGAAAATAAGGATAATATATGTCAAAACAAGTAAGATTTAGAAGAGGAACTACTGCACAGCATTCCGTTTTTACTGGACCAGCAGGAGAAGTTACTGTAGATACAGATAAAAATTCATTAGTAGTTCAGGATGGTGTCACAGCAGGTGGAATAGTTTTACAACGGGCAGATCGTCCACGTGGATTTACTTTACAAGAACTATTTACTGCAAATGGTACTTATAGTATCACTGGTAAAACAGACCTAAAACGTATTATTGTTCATTGCGTTGGCGGTGGTGGTGGTGGCGGTAGTGCTTCTCAATGTGGTGGTGGAGAAGGTGGAGTTGGATTTGTTGTTATCGAAGCAACTGCACTATCAGCTTCTACTGCAGTAACTATTGGTGCTGCTGCTGGTGCCAACGTCGCTGGTAATACTTCATCATTTGGTACTTTTATAAGTTGCAGTGGTGGACAAGCAGGTAATAGAGCTTCTTCTGGAGCAGGTGCAGCAGGTGGAGTAGCTACTGGAACTGGTGTTGTGAATTTAGGAGCCCAAGGCAGTGTTGGTGGAACAGATCAAGGATCTGGACAAGGTCGTGGCGGTGGCATAGGTGGTGGAAACTCAGGACAAGCAGGTAAAAATGGTGGCGGTGGTGGTCCAACTGCTTCTGGTGGCGCTGGATCTATAAGAATCCAAGAAATTTATGGATTTGTATAATAATCAACAGGAATAATATATGTCAAAACAAGTAAGATTTAGAAGAGGAACTACTGCTCAACATGCTACATTTACTGGAATAGCAGGAGAAGTTACAGTAGACACGGACAAGAAAACAGTAGTAGTCCATAACGGTACTACTGCTGGTGGAATACCAATGGCTAGAGCAGATCGTCCACGTGGCTTTACTAGACAAGAAATTTTTACTGCTGGTGGAACTCCTTATAGTATTGTTGGTAAGACAGATCTAAAACGCATTAGAGTTACTTGCTACGGTGGTGGCGGTGGCGGTGGTGGAAATTCTGGTGGTGGTGGTGGCGGTGTTTCACAAACAGTACTACTTGTTACAGATATAACAAACTCTACTGCAATAACTATTGGTGCTGGCGGTACTGCTAACAATGTGGGTGGTACTACATCATTTGGTACTTTTATAAGTGCAACTGGCGGTGGTGGTGGTTCTGGTGCCACTGGTGGTTCTGGTGGAACTGGTTCTGGTGCTGGTGGAACAGGAACTCCTGTATTTACTTTAGGTGGTCAAGGTGCAGGCAATACTCATGCTTCAAATCAACCTTTTGGATCATCTACATATACAGCTAGCCGAGCAACTGGTGGTAATCCAGGTGGTGGAGTCTCAGGATCAGCAGGTAATGGTATTCGTGGTGGCGGTGGTGGTGCTGGTGCATCTGGTGCTCCAGGATGCATTATCATTGAAGAAATTTATGGATTTGTATAAGGATAATATATGTCAAAACAAGTAAGATTTAGAAGAGGATCTACTGCTCAACATGCTACATTTACAGGTGCTCTTGCAGAAGTTACAGTAGATACAGATAAAAACGTAGCAGTAGTTCATAATGCTACTACTGCTGGTGGTATCCCAGTGGGCAGAGAAGATCGTCCACGTGGATTTACACAAACTGTTTATATCACAGCAACTGGAGCAAATACTTATTCTACTGTTGGTAAAACAGATCTAAAACGTCTGCGAGTTACTTGCTACGGTGCTGGTGGTGGTGGAAGTAATTCTGGTGGCGGTGGCGGTGGCGGTGGAGGTGGAATTTGCGTTCGTGTTTTAGACATTACTGAAATTACATCTACTGTTACTGCAACTGTTGGTACTGGTGGCGGTGTTAATGCTGCTGGTGGTAATACGACATTTGGAACTTATGTAACTGCAACTGGTGGTGCTGCTGGTGGTGGTAATACTGGTGGTGCTGGTGGAAGTGGTTCTGGAACTAATACCTTTGTTGAAGGTGGCCAAGGTGGAATTAGTGGAACACAATTCTCTTTTGGATCTTTTTTCCAACCACAAGGTGAGGGTGGTACACCAGTCGGTGGCCAGTCTTTTGATTTTAGAGGATCTGGTGGTGGTTTAGGCGGTGGTTCTAATACCGTTGCAGGCAAAGGAATTTGTGGCGGTGGCGGTGGACCTGGTGCCGCAGGATCTAATGGATCTATCATCGTAGAAGAAATTTATGGTTTATTTTAAGGAGATTACAACATGACATATAACGTCGCACATATTAAAAATGGTTTGGTAGAAAATGTTTCTGTTTGGGGAACAGAACCTCCATCTGGTATTGATTCTAATGGTGTAGAATTAATTGTGATTGGAGATGCCCACGTTGGAATTAGTTGGGAATATAGCAATGGAACTTTTTCCCATCCTGATGCCACTTATGTCTGGAGCATGACTGCAGGCAAAATTGATTTAGTAACCCCTCAAGAAGAAGACCAAGTTCCAGAGTAATAATTTAATAAATTATACTATATTAAAACCACCCACAAGGTGGTTTTTTTATTGCAGTTCCTGGTATTATAAATAAGAAGTATATAATTTATATGGAAATCCAGAATGGCAACTATTAGCAATCTTTATGTAGACGCTGGAGCGACATACAGTAATATCATCACTGTAACAGCTACTAATGGTCAGCCACTTAATCTGGCTGGGTACACTGTTGCTTCTCAAATTAGAAAATCATATCAATCAAGCGTTGCATATGCTTTTACAGCTAGTGTATATGATGCTGCCACTGGAAAAATTAGATTACAATTGACTCCTAATCAATCAGAAACTATTCCTGCAGGAAGATGGTTGTACGATGTGGAGATTACTTCATCTTCCGCTACAAAGACTAGAGTGGTAGAAGGTATCGTTACAGTAAACCCTCAAATTACTCAAGTATAATATGGCAGAAATTACAGCAGTTGTAACACCTGATGAAGCATTAACAGTTGCAGTATCAGAAGGCACTTTTGTGCTTAATACTTCAACAAATTTAGCTAATCCAGCCGTAGTAGAATCAATGTCAGCTATTGCAAATGTTGATATCACTACAAATGGTCAGATAAATGGATCAGTTTTAGTCTATAAAACAACAACAAATAAATGGACTTCCACTACAACTCTTGATGCGCAAGATGTAACTGGTGGACAATATTAACGGAGAATAAAAGATGGCATCAATAATTAGAATAAAAAGATCATCGACAGCGGGGAATCCAACAACACTTGGTGCTGGTGAGTTAGCGTACTCAGCACTTGCTAATAACGACTCTAATGGCGGTGATCGTTTATACATTGGTATTGGTGTAGAAACTGCTGGAGATGCAGCAAACCATCTAGTTATTGGTGGTAAATACTTTACTGATTTACTGGATCATACTCGTGGTACACTGACAGCGTCATCTGCGTTAATTACCGACGCAAACAGCAAGTTAGATAACCTTAAAGTTGATAACCTCGACTTAAACGGTAACACAATCTCTTCTACTGATACTAATGGTGATATTACTCTTACACCAAATGGTACTGGTAAGTTAGTTCTTAATAATCCATACATTAATGGTACAACAGATACTCTTGCCGAGTTTATCTACGATACAGTTGGTGGTGCAGTTACTGGTACTGCTGG